CCGTCTCCCTCCTGTTGGACAAACACTCCGTTTCTATCGTCAAAATTTTTAATCTTCTTTGTAGTATTTTCTCTTACATCGGTGAAGTTAAAACTAGTAAGCACAAACTGTGACTTACCAGGCATGTAGTGATGATACATTCTGGACTGGTGAATCACCTTATCTGTCGCACCAGTTCCAACAATCAATGCAATAGATGCTGTATTTGGGTTTACCTGAGTTGTAGATGCTGCCCCAACAGTGTTTGTAAGAAGTTCTACTTCTTCACCATAAATGTTAGAATAGTCAGCAAGTGTATAAGTATCAGATACTCTCATTCTACCGAAAGCATCTGAACCACCACTAGTAGGTCCAGAAGTTACTCCACAGTTTCCAATGTTGCCATACCTATCGGCACACATAATAACTTCATGAAGTGTTCTCTCTTGATTTAGATAATCTTGTGTATTCTTATTCCACTGAGCCATAATACACTATACCCAATCTAGTTTTGCTGGATGATATCTTTTATCGTTTTTAATTTTATATTTTGAAGTTGAATTTTCTATAGTGTATATTTGTTGTACCATTGCACCTGGATATTCATCCTGTAAGTATTCAGCAAGTTCTGGTTTTGTTGGAATACCAGTCTCTGTCACCATAGAAATTCTATGAATACTTCCTTGATAAAGAATATCTGCTGTAAACTCTTCACCAACCTCTTCTACTGAAGAATTGCCACCAATAATAATAGTTCCTACTGTTCCTCCAGAGATGTTAATACTTTCCTCTAGAAATTTTTTAAATGTTTTCATTAATTAACACTTCCAGCGACGACGAGCTTTACAGATTGCTTTATCTGGTGTTTTAGAACAATCGATGTTATGCATATCTTGTTGTCCTTTAGATCTTGAACAAAAAGACTTCTTACGTTTTGCATCTTTACTTCCTGGTTTAGGGTCACCAGTTACAGCAGTCTTCAGTTTAGATTCTGGATTTTCACGACGATATTCATCAACTGCTGCTTGACTCATACCATCAGTTTTATCTGACTTATTCACTTTTTGCCAGTCTTCACCAAAAGCTTCAATCTTTTTTCCAGATCCCGACCCTCCTTCATATGAACCAGCATTAAGATATGAATCACCCTGATTGACTATCGTCATATCATAAGATCTGATCATTGCTCCAGGATAGACTTTATTGATAGTTGTTTCAACTTGCTTTCTATTTGGTCTTCTAGGTTCTGGGAAGAAAACCTTAATATACATCATTTTTCCTCTCCAAGAAAATGCAACCATGTAGATATTTCCATTTTGAGATGGAATTCTCGTTGCTTCACTTACTTCTTGAGTTTCTACTTCTTCAGAAGTTTTCCATTTACCTCCTTTTGATTTATACCATTTAGCAGCCCAACCATTTGCATAAGCTGAAGGATAAACATCAAACTTTTTCTTTGCAAGAGATTTTGCTCTTGACCAAAGTTTTGGATTTGTTGGTTTATTTTCTTCTTCAAAAGTTTGAAGTTCTTCTGTAGCAAAATGTTTATCTAATACTTTTGAAACAATTGGACTTAACTCTTCTTTTTGTTCTTCCTTGTAAGACTTAAGTTCATCAGGAGCGTACTTCATTTTCTTTCCGTCTTCACGTTTGACGGTGTAATACTTACCTTTTTCCTCAGGATCAACTTTAATAACCTCACCTTCCATTCCACTTTTCTTACAAATAACCTCATCACCAACCTTAAAATGTGATTCGGAAAGACTATATTCTTCTGGGACACAATTTGGAACGTTTTTTCCTTTCTTCTTCTTCATTCCAACTTGCTTATAACCTTTCCAACAAGGATCTTTTTCTTCATCCATAGATCCATGAACATTATGTTCTCCACTTTCAATATAATCTGCAGCCGAATCAATATAATCTGCAGCCTTAGTAATTTTTGATTGAACCCATGCCTCTACATTTCCTTCACCTTTCATTTTCGACTTAAGACGAGTTACTGCTTTTCTAATCGTCTCAAGTTCAGAACGAATCATTGAGTGTTCATGATCTGGTTGTTTTTTTGCTTCTTTCATTGTTGAATTTTGTGTTGGTACGGTTACTGAATCCCACATTTTAGGTCCATAAGAACATTCATTTCTTTTTTCTTTCTTCTTACACATAGGACAATATCTAATGTCTTCAACTTGCTCTTTGATTTTATTAGAAACCATTTTAGGTTTTCCTCCTTTACCTGAACGATCTGCTACAGGATCTTGTCTTCTTTTTCTTTTTACAGCAGATGCAATTTCTGACTTAGACATTTTTGATGCCTTTTCTTTAGAAAGACATTTTGGTTTCGGACCTTTTCCGTCGTCATTTTCACCACGAGCACATTTTCCAGTTCTTTCACCTTTGGTGTTGTATTCATCCCATCCACCACCTCCAACCCCACCTTTATCACCTACACCAAACCATTGACGGAGATCTTCGTTCATTTTAAATGATGAATCTTCTAATTATTTATATCTTTACTCACGTTCTTTAACATTTTTTGCAAATCTGCTGTAGAACCAACAAAAAGTGCATTATTAACTGTAGTTGGACCTTTTTTCTCCTCTTCTTTATTAATATCCTTAAGTTTTTTCTGAAGATCCATCAACTTATCGGTTGCATCTGAAACATTTTTGATTAATTGACCAGCTACTTCGTATGCCCTAGGCATTTCACTTTCTTGAGCAAGTTCTAAAATACCATTAATAGCTTGTTGACCTTTTTCAATAATAGAATATAAATTACCTCTAGTATATTCATAGTCTTTACGAATATCTTCCGTGGAATTTTTAAATCTTTCTATTTGATCCTCAACTTTTTCTATTTGAGTTGTTTTATCTTCTTCTACTTCAATCGGATCTACGTCGAATGTTTGGTTGAGTTTATCATACTTATCCATACCTTAACCTCAAAAAACAGTTCCACTAAATCCAAAATCGTCTCCTAATTCGATTGAATTATTATCTGTTTGAGTAATAGTATAAATTTTAGATCCAAGAACATGATTTTGTAAAGTAGTATTATCTTGTGCTCTTTTTACAACAAGTTTATTTCCACTTATTGATTCAACATACATTTCTTCCTGATCAATATAAATGTAAGTACTAGGCGAAATTGAAGTAGAATCATCAACTTCAATTATATTTTCCACCATATCAACATTCTGTGAGAGTAATGTTGCGACAACACCATCATAATCTTTAGTTGCTCTAGGAGTAACTTGATAAGTAAGATCTCTTTGATAACTTCCCGACTTACTTCCTCCAATATAACCAACAGAAACTTTCTTGACAATATCTCCAGATACATCTCTAAGAGGACCAAAGACGAATGTTTTTGCTGTAAATGTTAAAGTATACAATAAAGCTCTTCTTGTATCAAAATTTCCTTCATATTCATCACTCATTTCAATATTATCAAGTTGAATAGGAACATTCATAGTTTCTTGAAATTGTCCTAAAAACTTAACAGGAAGTGTATATGCTGGTTGAAAGTATGGAACTATTTGTTCTATAATTTGTAACATATCATCATTCAATTTTGTATAAATTGAAAGAGTAAACGTCATGTTATATGGAACAGGTAAATATGTTTTTCTTTCTTCAGTACCATCTTGACTTGTCAATACTAACTGTTGTGTTTGAGTAGATTTTCTTGTAGGATCATAAGTTAAATTTATAAACTCAAATGACATTCTAGGAAGAGTCATTTGAGTAGGATGATTTAAATCGGGATTTTGTTGTAATCTTGCAAGAAATTTTTGAGTAGGTCCATATGCAAGAGGAACTTCAATGACACTAAAAGTGTCATCATTAGAATCTTTTTTTCTGATCTGTATACCATTAAAAAGAGAACCAAATCCAATAATAACAGATCTGAAAATTTCGTTCTAAAAATACTCAAACATTATTCTAAAGACATATACTTCTATTTAACAGAATTATAATCAAGGCATACCAAATGGATTAGTTTGAGAAAAATCTATAATTTTATCTGCTTCGGTTTCTATCGTATCATTATCTGTATATGGTGATACAATATCATTTATATTTACATCTCCAATTACATATTTTGCTCCAGATTCAGAACCTGTTATATATTCACCTGATACAAAATTTCCAGAAATTATACCAATTTCTATAATATTTGTAACTCCATTCCATGTTTTCACTCTTGCTTGTGTTCCAGTTGTTGATCCTGTTACAATTTCATTAAAAACAAATGTTCCTCCAATAGAAACAAAAGAATCTAATACCGTTGGTGAAGAAATAGTTACAATTGGTTCTGTATTATAACCATCTCCACCATCCAAAATATAAATTGCTGTAACAATACCTGCAGAATTTATCGTTGCAACACCAACTGCCTGTCTTGATGATGTGCCAGCAATAGAAACATTCGGACTTTGAGTGTAACCAGAACCACCATCTGTAACTGTTATCGATTGAACTGATCCATTTGTAGAAATACCAGTGGTTGCTGCAAATCCAGTTCCATTACCCCCTTGAACTGTAATCCATGGAGCTACTGTGTATCCACAACCAGCATTAGTAATTTGAATAGCAGATATTCTACCAGTGACTCCCACACAACCTGGATATTTATAGGTAACAGAAGCTATTCCGATAGCTGTGATTCCACCATTCGGTGCAGAAGAAAATCCTACTGTAGGTATACTGGAATAGTTTTTTCCCATGTTTGATATGTAAATTCTATTTACTTCTCCAGAAGAACAAATACTTGCTATTCCTACAGCTGTTCTACCAACACCAATTAAGGAAAGAGTTTGTATATAACCAATTTGTTCTATTTCATCATCAATATAATTAATGCTAGTATCAATGACTTCATCTTCATATCTAAAGAGTTCACATTTTAGTTCATAAACATATGTTTTTTTAAGTTGATAAAAGGGTTGCTCATGTTCTACAAACTTAATTTCAAATAATCTATCACCTAAAGGAAAATAAATTAAATCTCCCTCTTTTGGTCTAGTGCTTAATTCTATATTAGGTAATGCCTTTATTAAAGGAGAAATATAATTTTCAAATCTCTCTCTTGAAATAATTAACTGAAGATCATCTCTATTTTCAATACCAAATTTTGATAATAATGTTCCTTGACCCGTATATCCTTCATAATTATCTACATATGCTTCTATTGGATAAGCATTTGAAAATTCCGATTGTATAACCTCTTTTATTACTGTATTAGAAGTTGCATATCTTCTTGGTAGATAGTAAACATCTATCCCATACATCCTCAACTGTTCATTGATAAGATCTTGAACCAAACCTTGTTCAGTTTTACTACCGTTAAGAAAAAATGGATTGAGCATAACACATCACCCGATAAGATCAAGAGGTGGAATTTCGTATGTACTTAACATTTTCTCTTGAATCTTATCAAGTTCTGTTTGTGCATCATCATAAAGTTGTCTTCCATTAAACTCAATTCCACCTGGAAGTTTGACACCTTGGAATTTAATAAGATTTTGTCCCCACTGTCTCTTAATCAAAGCAGTTAAATAAGGTTTAAGGAAAGAATCGTTCCAAACTCTTGGATAATCATTTGGATCCATTGCTCTCCAACAATCAATAATTAAAAATTCTCCAACTCTTAGTTGACTCCAATCAACATCAAGATACATTCTATCTTGTCTTTGATTAAATCTAATTTGTTTATGTGTATTAAGAAGAAAATTGAGAGTTTCCAGATAACTCATTGCCATTGAATACGACAATATATCTGTATTCCCCCAATAATAAATATCATTCAAAAACAACTGATATTTGAAACTAAACATATTAGCACTACTCACAGATTGAGCATCATCATATTGAAATACTTTATTAATGCCTATAATTGAAGGAGGTATTTGTAAATAATTACTATTTTCATAATAAGTAAACGTATTAGAATTACCTACAATATTTGTAGTTACCGATGTTGATGCAATACCAACAGATGATTCTGCATTGGGAGCTCCAGGAGGTCTAGCTTTTCCCCTATCAACATCTTGTTGTGTTACTTTATATTTAAGATATACTTGTGTTACACCATCAAAATGTCTTTCTTGAAAAAACTGAATGGCATCATCAACAAGATCTTGTATTTGTTCTTCAGCAACATTTATCTCCAATACAGGAGCTCCCAATTGCCTTAAACAATAGTCAATAAGTTCTTGACGTGTACTTGGCTGAGCCATTTATATTAGGATTCTATCTATATCTCTATTTATGGTCTTGTTTTAATAAGTCTGTAATACCCATCAACATAGACTTAATTTCACTTACATCACTTTTTAAGATAGAAACTTCATCCTGAAGAGAGTTTATTTTTTTCCTCTCTTCAGATAACTTTTCTCTCTTTTTTACATATGATTGATATTCATGATTATTTTTGTTAATAATGGCACCAGTCCTTCTATCTCTAAAATGACCATCCATTCCTTCAACTGGGATATAATTATTCATTTTATGCAAAAGATAATGCTCTTAAATTTCTAATTAATGGTGGATTTGATTGATCTGTAGAAGTACCAACGACTTTAATTCTAAATGAATTAAAGGAAACAACATCATCAATCGTAAATTTGTATTCTTTATACAGATTAACGGAAGGTTCTGGTTGATATGAGTCAATTTTAGGTACTTTTTTATCTGATGTTCCATTATTATTAGATATATTTAATACAGAACCATTAGAACCAACATTTGAATAACCTGGGAATGGAATGAAAATAGTCTCTTCAGGTTTTGCATCTTGATTTAATGCATAAAACACTCGTATATCATTATAATTTGACACATATGCATCTAAAATAACCTGTAATGAAGTCGCAGGATTTTCAAGAATAACATTTTTAGAAACATAAATGAATCTATTAGGATCCTGATCTACACTATTAACTCTAAAATCAGTTACATAATTTGTAATCGGATTATTTACACGATTTGAAGTAAAAACAACTGAAGCATTATCCAAATCAATAACAGGACTCAATCTAATATTAGTAGATATTAAACTAAACAACATTGTAAATGACTTTTGACCTGGATATGTTTGAGAGTCAAGTAAAATAGATTCATTAAGAGGAGAAGCAACCATTCTTTGATTTTCAAAATAATTTTTATCGAAAAGTGTTACTTGTTTATAACCTTCATCAACAAATGACTGTTGATTTCCAGAAATACTAGTGGCAGATATTGTCCTAACCTGAGAAATTAGGTTTGTGCCTAATGGGGTAATAGTCGTTACCTTTGGAGTAATCAATGAATATGGTAAATTATATGTACCAGTAACATCAGGTCCACCAGCAACTGTCTTAGTATTAAAGTACAGAGGAGGGAATCCTTCAGAATTACCTGGAGATCTATTTGCTCCATTTGAATTCATGGCAATTTTTAAATAATAGTAATCAAGACCTATTGGATTTTCACTTAATTCACTATCTACCACATCAGCTAATTGATGATCTCTGTTGATTCTTCTTAAAGAAACACCATCAAGTTCATATTTGTATACTAATTCTCCCTGAGCATGTGTAGAAATTACGGTATTGTCAATTCCTCTTACAATTCCTGTTAATGCTCTTCCACCTGTTCCAGTGTAACTAATAATTTCCTCACCAATTTTTATATAACCTGGATTTGTTCCACCTACTCCAAGGTTTTCAAATGTTTCAAATTCGGTAGTTAATCCATCAATAGTGATAAAAGTTGTTGAATCAAAGGCATATTCTTGGGCAAGAGTATATGGAGTTATATCACTTCTTACATCTCTAATTGATACACGATTTACATTAGAATACATTCCATGATTTCTCTGGAATACCTTAATATAATTACCAGGATTATTAACTGTTATTGGTGATAATACAACTACATCACCTCCAACTGAATAATTTAATTCTGTAGTAATACCAGAACTGTTTTCATAATAAAGTGGATAACTGGAATTTGT